GTCATAGATTAGCTCTGTACGCTTGTCACCTTGGGTTCTCTTTTTCGTAATGTCCGCTTTGCGTGGCAGCATATAATCCGCAAGCTCTTGCCAGTGCTTTTCCCAATTAGACCTCTGAGACTGCAACGTTTTGTATCTACGGTCTAGCTGCGCAATCAACGGATTAACTTGTGCCATTACATCATTCCAATACTATTTAACATAGAACGCTTCTTGCGCTTCTCTTTCCCCTCAACAGCACCGCCCTGCATCCGTCCAGCCATCTTTTGATTTAACCGCTCTAACGGATCAACAGTCATGTCAACTCGGCGCTTGGCTGGCTGGGACGACACGCGCCCCATCTCTCCAGCAATATTCTGCGGCCTGCGGTACATCATGAAATCAACCCACGCGGCTCCTCACCGCCCATCAATGACCTGCGGCGGCGTGTCTTGGCTGTTGTCAGCAAACCCTGCGGCCCAGTCTGGATCGTCGCACGACGACCCTTACGCGCTGTCTCAGCAACCTTTGCTTCCGCTGGCCCCTCTGCAACAGCCTCAATAGCAGCCGCATCCATCTCACCAGACGCAGCAGACGTTTGACCAACTGTCACAGGCTCTGGCTCACCGCCAGGTGTAACAGGCGCTGATGTCGCAGTTGTCGTCACTGGAGCCGAAACAATCGGCGCAGGCGGCGTGGGCGCAGGTGGCGGTGTAGGTGTTGGAGCAGGTGGTGGCGTGGGTGTCGGAGCCGTCACAACTGGCGCAGGCGGTGGTGTTGGCGCTGGCGCTGGGCGGTTGTCATCACGACCATACTCTGTACGCATGTTCTGCTGTGCCGCTCTCGCAGCAGACGCAGCAGTCCGAGCTTGGTAACTATCAATCGCTCTAGGGCTATACCCCATCTCAGACAGCTTCTCTGCTTGGCGCTCTTTGCTCATGCCAAAGGTAGACAAGCCCATCCTTATATCAGTTGAAATATTTCGAGCAGTGGACTGAACTGTTTGCCGAACATTCCTATTAGCACCAGAGCCACGACCTGCACTGCGTGTTCGAGTAGGTGTGCTGCGTGAACTTGAACTAGACCTAGAACTGCTCACACTACCTCGGTTGCTCGCGCTACTACCACCAAAACACATTACACCAAATCCTTATACACACTCGTCCCAGTAGGAACAAAACCCAGGCGCTCCAGCAACGCAGCGCCCCTTTCACTCTTAATGCCAGATGTCGCACCTGTCAAAATCTGTACAGCACCAACATCTCGCGCCCAATTCTCAAACATCCGCATCAGCCTAACGCCAGTCATGCCACCACGGTATTCTGGCCTAACATACCAAATAAAATCGCCTGCGACTACCCTGTTGCTATATGGCGGCACAAACGTCAAACCTATAACCGATCCGACAAGATCATTCCCGCGCCAAGCCCCAGCAACCAAACTACCACTGTCACTAACTCGATCACTCACCCAATCCCCCATAACATCCCAGTCAAACGGAACCGATCTCTGATACGACAATCCATGAAACTCCTGACACAAATCAGTCACAGCAGGAACGTCCCGCTCAGTCGCTAATCTATACTCAAGCGGCAAACGGGTCATAATCCATCACCGCCTGCACCTGTGGTGCCTTAAAGCTCGTGCCAGTCTCCCGCAAACCCACAGCAAAATACCTAAACGCATCAGCCGCATGAGAAGACCAATCATGCACAGGGTTTGCACGAAACGTCCTGTTCTTATCATTATAAGCCCGATGATACTGACGCAAACACTCCAGCAACTGCTTGCACTTCTCACGGTCAAACCACAAACGAGGTATCAGCATTTGAGCCGCGTGTATCCCATCCTCCAACGGCAGCTTAGGCACAACACGAAAATTCAGCCCCAAATCCCAAGCAGTCTCCCGCCTAGACTTCCCAGACCCAAGCTCCCGAACCTCAATGTCATGAGGCGCATTGTGCGTACCATACAAATACCCCCGCTCATTCAATATCTGGCAGTAATGCGGCAAACCCTGGTTTCTGTTCTCATAGTAATCTATCACATGAACAGCCCTGCCAATCGTCTGGGTGAATAGTACACTCGTGCTATCCCCAACTCCCAAATCCCACCAAGTATCTACTTTAGCACTAGGATCATACGGCACCTTCGTGATCTGACCAGCCGCAGCAATCTTCTCTAAGTCAGCACCATATATCGCACCAGGCACATTCGCATTCCAAGAACACTCAAACTCCTGCATGTACTGGTCATTCGTCATCATCTGACGCGCAGCGTCCAACTCTTCCTGATCCAACAGGTTTGTCTCGCTCGCCTTGTACACAGCCGCCAGCCAGTCATCGCTCCCAGTCGCCTGCTCATAATAATCATAAAACGCATTATGCCCCTTCGGAGTACCAACAAAGATACAAAACCCCTTCCGATCCGATAACGCTGGCCTCAATACCTCGGGAAACACATTCTCAGGCATGTCAGCGACCTCATCCATCACGCAGCCGTCAAGATAAATACCGCGCAGGCTGTCAGGGTTCTCAGCACCGAGCAAACTAATCCGACCCCCCGTAGGAAGATCACACCGCAGTTCCGTCTCGTGAAACTTCACATTCGGTATGCCACCCGCAAAATGTTTTATATAATCCCAAGCTACATTCTTCGCCTGACGATAGGTGGGCGCCATATAGGCATAGCGGGGGTTCGACTTCTGAGAAAGCAACGCATGCCGCAAAATATGATTGATCGCCCAAACAGTCTTGCCAAACCGTCGATGACACACCACAACGCCCCACCGCTTCTCCTGCATCTCATTATGCAAAGACATCTGCAACGGCCTTGGCTCATACGGTATCTCAATGTGCGTCAATGCTCTGTGACCTCTTCCTGATTTTCATATATCAGTATCCCATGCCTCTCAAGAATAGCCTCATACACATCAATAAGCAACACTGCGCACTCAAGCTGCTTTGACACCGAGGGGGACGCTAGGATGCCGTGGCGTAAAGCCTCTAGGTGACTGAGCATTGCAATCTGGTCGGCGGTGAGGCTGTCAGACAAAACGTATACTCCAGTCGGGTGATATACGTGGTAGAAAGTGGCGAGCATTGTCAGGGGGGGTGGGGGTATGGGTTGCGCAAAATGCATGGCTTAACCCCAGTCGTATAAGGTCTATTATGTTAAAACTTTTGTAAGCCGTTGATATTGCTACAGAAAATCTCAGAGCCAGCCATGCAATAAATGCAAACCACAAGATGTAGTGGTTGCCACCCCGCCGAGGCTGCCTGATCTGCCTCGATGCTGAGCCATCCCCGCACCCCGATCCGCGCGCGTAGCTGTCAACGACAGGATGTGTAGTATACACATGATTTAGCATCAATGCTTTGTCGCTTGCTCGCTGTCGTCTTGGTCTTCATCGACGATAGCATTGACTGCGACATCACCCCCAGCCCAGCTGATTGTAAACGTCTGAGCTTGTGGTTGATCCTCTTTCTTGTCGCGTACACCCCAAGGCATGTTACGTGCTAGCGTCCACTTCAAGCTGTCGATCTCAAGTCTACGCCGCTGAACCTCTGCATTGGCTAGCCTGTTGTCCTCAAACTTAGGCAATGGGTCTTGTGCCAGCTTGATGATCTGATCTGTGTGGTACTCACTCTGCATCACTCTGCCTCTACGATATATCTCGTACAAGTCATCGTCACGCAGCACAGCTTGCATCACGCCTTGATACGTTGGCATGTTGTCAGCCTTCAGTATGTCCTTGAGTGTTTCGCCTACAGCCAGCCTGTCTGCAATCTTGTGCATCAGGTCACTGTCAATCTTTACTGGTTTCTTTGCCATGTTAGTCCTCAATGCTTTTGCATAACCTTACCACAAAAAAGGCCCAGCGCAATGCTGGGCCAGTTTAGTGAGGCAGATTGCACAAAGGGAAATGGGTTAAGCTTTGTGCATTCAAGTGCCATCACGTTATCACCACGGGATCGGATCATCAAACGTTTTCGCTTTGATGTCTGTCATTTCTGCGCCAGGGAATGATTTCTTAGCAGCCTTCTCCAGCTCGCCCATCCAGTTCTCTCTGAACCATCTGTATGCCAGCGCAACCTCGCGCAACGTCAGCAGCTCCAACTCAGGCCGCTGTTCTTTAATCTGCTTCCACGCTCTTCCGTCTTTCATGATGCCAAACAGTTCGCCGTCCAGTTCAAACTCCCAAACATCGCTGGATGCTTTCTCTGCCCCCATACGCTCTGCCTCGGCATCCATAGCCATCATACCCTTGATGACTTGCTCTGCCTTCTTCTGCGTCCGCTCTACATCATTGTCTGCGACAGCCTCGTTCATCAGTCCTACTTGCCTGCCATACTTCTGCGCCAGCTCAACGGACACCAGCTCGGGCAGTCGATCTATTCCCCACTTCTGATCCATCTGGTTTGCCAGACGATCTACAGGCCCGAGAGCATAGTCACACATGATTGCATCTTTGCTTTGGTTTCCATGCAGAATGATGTCTGCCTTCTTCTGTCGCTTTCCCCGCTGCCTTGTCATCCCCAATTTCTCCACAGTTAAATCTCCACACTTTCACTAAGTCCACATTCCTCCACAGTAGTATGTCATATACATACAACTACTGTGGTGGAAGGTTTTGTGGCCTCTTTTTCCACAGTTCCACAGTTCTTCCACAGTTATTGAAAAACAACTGTGGAACTGTGGAGAACTCCTTAGACCTCGTCCCATTTGACCCAATCCCCGACCACAACGCACGGCACATCTCTGCCTGCTCGCTTGTCTGGTATCTCTTCAATCTTGAGGCTGCCTGAGCTGATCCACTGCGCTGCGATTGCTTTGGCCTTTGCCTTGTCTTTCGGCTTGTCCAGATCAAGGTCTAGCTGTTCAGCGACTGCCTTGCCGACCCAGTTCTTTGCTCTGATGTCTGCTCGGTATGCCTTTTCGTTGTCCACTGCCGCGCCGACTGTGCGTTGCACTGCAAGTAAGTCTTTGGCTGTCACGCCGTCGAACAGGTCAGGTAATTTGAACTCTGTGGCAACCCCGATGTGTTCACCGTTTGCGATCTCTACTGACTGCATACGTCTGTAGATTGCCTTGTCTGATGGTGGTGCTAGGTTTGCCTTGCCGTCATCAACTCTGAATATGCCGAGGCTTTCGTGCTCATCTACGCCCAGCGCCATTGCATCGTCTGGTGTTATTCGGTTGATGACCCTGGCTGCTCGGGCTGCCCCGATGAGTGATCCTGCTCCGCGCACACTGTCAATCGTTGCATCGTCCCCGTTTGTTTTGCGGATGTGATGCACCAGTTGGATTGAGCTGTTGGTGTCACGGGCCAGTTTACGCAGCATGGCAACGACTGCCTGAATGCTGCCGTTGTTGTTCTCATTGACAAGGTGTGCGCTGACAAACGGGTCAATGATCACGACACCGATGTTGTTTTCTTTGATCTTGCGGCTGATGTGCGCCAGCAGATCATCGTTTGTGATCAGCCCGTCCCTGCTTTCTGCCGCGAGCGTGATCTGCATGGTGTCCTCGCCATCCATGAACAGCCTGCCTTTGATGTCGTCTGGCGTGAGGCCGTAGTGCTGCATGGCTGCGACTGTACGCATCTGCATTTCGCTAATCGGGTCTTCCAGGTTGATGACCCACACGTTTGTCTGTTCTTTTACAGGTACGCCGAGCAGGTCTTTGCCTGTTGCGATTGCCAGTGCTTCCACAATGATTGCACTTGTTTTCCCGATGCCACCTGCCGATGCAGTAACGCTGATGTACTTCTTGATGTAGTCGTAGCCGTAGACCCACTCACGTCTGGGCAGCGTGAGCGCATTGAACATCGTGTATGGCGTGGGCCATGACTGTTCGGTTTCTTCACTCAGCGCCTCGTTCTGCTGCTCTATGCGCTGCTGCACGGGGTCTGGCGGTGGTGTCCAGCCTTTGTCTCTGGCACCGTCTATGGCCTTCTGCACTTCCTGCCTTGTGTCGTCCACTGTGTATCCTGCCAGGGTGAAGCTATCTGTTATGGCGTGTATCTCTTCGTCTGACAGACCTTTGTTGACGTATGAGCCGACAAGGCGCACCATGTTTAGGTGCCAATCGTCACCCGCTAGCACGTTCTGCACAGCCATCTGTCTGTCCATTGCTTGCTGGCCTAAGTCTATGTCTAGGCTGCTAGTTGCAGGTGCTTCTGCCTTTGGGAATGCTCGCATCATGCGTTCCATTGGCTGCGGATCGCGGTCTGTGCTGAACT